TAAGCTGACCGGGAACCGTTATATTTTTGGGATTGCACCGGAAACGGGAATCAATAAAAACAAATTCAAAGAATTATACGTACTGCCCTCTCAAAACATAGAGATTCATTCAGGCGGTATCATGGAACCCGTAAAAGATTACACCCTTAGCTATAATGGAACCTATCGTATTGCAGCAGATGACATTTGCCACATTAAAGACTTTAACCCATATTTTGATGGAACTGGATCACACCTCTACGGAATGTCCCCATTGCACGCTGGGTTGCGAGTCTTGCAAGCAAATAACGAAGCGGTTTCAACTGGCGTAAAATACTTACAGAATCAAATGGCACGAGGGGTGCTTATGAGCGAAGAGGGGGATTTAAACGAAGAGCAAGCACGCCTACTCAAAGAGAAATTCAAAGAGCAGTATCAAACAACTGACTCGCGCGGCGATGTAATTATCACACCAAAAAAACTATCGTGGATCAATTTCGGGCTTTCAACTTCAGATCTCAGCCTCATTGAGCAATACAACGCCACGATCAAAGACCTTTGTAATATTTACAGCGTACCCGTGCAGCTGCTTAACAATACCGAGAGCAGCACGTACTCGCGAAGAACTTAACCGCTGGCTAACGCCTCAGTATGGCGACAACCTTTACATTGATTTTGATTTCTCGGTGATTCCCGAACTTCAAGAAGAAATGGATAAGGTCGTAAACCAAATGAGCAGTGCTTGGTGGCTTACACCAAACGAAAAGCGAGCGGCTATGAGTTACGGAATGGATGAAGATACCGCCTTTATGAACGACTATTACATTCCCGCAAACCTTATTCCAACCCAAAACCTACCTGACCTCAGCGATGAACCCCAAACGATGCCAAACGCTTCAGAGCCTGAGCAAGCTATGGATGACGTATTCAGTAGCCAAGAGGATGCAGAAGCACGCGCAGAGCAACTCGGTGGTGAGGGTTTCCATACGCACATGACCGAAGGCGGTGAAACGGTCTATATGCCTTTTGAAACGCACGAAGAGTACGAGGCTGCAACTAAGGGTTTTTTTTTGACCAAACAGCCCGAAATAAGCCCAGCTATTGAGCGAGGCCTTCGAAACAAAGTAGAAGAGCATAACGAAGAACACGGTGATGATCCAGCCAAGCGAGCGACCTATGGAATGCTTGCGGCATCATTTAGACGTGGCGTAGGTGCTTATCGCACTAACCCTCAATCAGTTCGGCCAAGTGTAAACAGTGAAGAGCAGTGGGCATACGCTCGCGTTAATGGATTGCTTTATGCACTCCGCAATGGTCGCTTCAGAGGAGCAGCTTACGATACTGATCTACTGCCTGAAGAGCATCCGCTATCAAGTAAAAAGAAAGCACAAAAACAAGAATATACTGGCTACCCTCAAAGCGCCACAAACAACGCACGCAGGATGCTGGACTGGATTGATAAATACGGACGCGATGTAGTTCAGGGCGGAACAGAAACAGGATTAGCACGCGCGAGAATGCTCGCAGAGCGTAGACCTTTCACTGAAGAAATGATCCGCCGCACCTTTAGCTTTTTCAGAAGGCACGAAGGGAATGAAACCGTAGCTGAACAGTACCGTGATGAACCTTGGAAAGACAACGGATACGTTGCTTGGAATCTATGGGGCGGGACTTCGATGTACCGATACGTGAGTGATATTGTAGAAAACCTTGACTAATGCCACTACCAAAGCCAAAAGCTGGGGAAAGCCTTGAGCAGTTCTTAGAGTATTGTCCGTTTGATCCTCAGATCGCCATTGAGTTCGAAACTGTTGAGCAGCGCTTTGCGGTGTGCCGATCACTGTATGAGGAGGCGCAAAAACAGCAGAAGGCATTAAGGCTCACCACACCAAAGATCAAAAGAGGCGAATTCGTAAAAGCATGGGATCGCCAAACTAAAATAGCAGAAAACAGAGCGTACAAAAAGTGGTACGAATACTTCAGGCGTGAAAATTTCAAAGGCGTTGATGAATTTCTGCAAACCGGTAAAGCCACGGGATTTGATGGGCTTTTTTTAGAGCGCGATATCACCGACCTCTATATTGATTTATTTAGCAGTACAGGCGTTCAGATCGCCCTGTGGTATCAAAACAACTTCGAAAAGTTCTTAGTTAAAGAGCAGAGCCAATCCAACTGGCGCGAAATGTTTGCCGCCTTTGGTCGCAAATTCGCAGCCGATAAGGTAACGCTGGTATCCGGCAATCGTAAAAAGGAACTACAAGGGGTGCTTAGACGATTAATGACTGACCCAGACTTTCAAAGCCTAAACGAACGCGAGGCGCAAAGAATACTTCGTAACCAATTCACGGGCTACTCAAGAAACCAAGCCCGCAGACTGGTAAGAACCGAAAGTGTAACTGCTGCCAATTATGCCGCCACTAAAACAGCGGACGATTTGTTCGGTAATGAGGGCTATGAAAAGGAATGGTTGGCCTCAATAGATGGCCGCGAAAGAGCAGCACACCGCGCAGCTGATGGGCAACGAACAGGTGCTAATGAACCTTTTTTAGTAGGCGGTGAATACCTAAAGTTTCCCGGTGATCCAAGTGCCTCAGCAAAGAACCGCATTAACTGTCGCTGTACAGTGCTTACGTATCCACTGGGCGCAGTTGAAGAAATCGAAGATAATATCGATGGCGGAGAACTCGTTTCGAACATAGGATTTGCCATAGCAGGCGAGGTATTAGAAAATGACTAATTTTGAAATAATTATTTTTGCGATATGAATAAACTCATTTACAAAACAACGCAGCTCGGCGAGGTAATGGATGCCGATGAAAAAGCGGGAATCGTAAAAGGTTACGCCTCAGTGTTCGGTAATATGGATAGCGATGGCGATATCATTATGCGAGGCGCTTACAAAAAGACGATCCAAGAGAACCGCAACCGAATCAAATACCTATACCAGCACGACCTTGACAAACCAATCGGTAAGATGGTACACCTCGAAGAGGATGACAAAGGTTTAATGTTCGAGGCCGAAGTGCCTAAAACGCGTTTGGGTAAAGATGTAATTGAACTAATGAAGGCGGGCGTAATTACCGAGAACTCGGTGGGGATTATGCCTATCCAAAGAGAAATGAAAGATGACTACCGTGAAATCCTTGAGGTAAAACTCTACGAGGTTTCTGCGGTAACCTTAGCCGCTAACGATCAAGCGATGATTCTTGACGTTAAGGGCAACGTGGATATGGATAGAGTAGCAAAGCGTTATGATCGCCTTGCACGTCTGATCCGCAAAGGTGATATATCTGACGAACTCGGCTTTGCTTTAGAAGCTGAAATTCAAAAATTAAAGTCTTATTTCTTAGACTACACAGCAATCACTCAGCCAACTGATATTGAAGTTACTGAGCCGATCGAAGTCAAAGCAGATGAGGCATTCGACCCTTTAAATTATTTATTAAAAAAAATCTCTTAAATCAAAATGAGCGATCAAATTAAAAACCAACTTGATCAAATCGCTGAGGTTATCGATGCCAAAATCGAAAAAGCGAACGGTCAGGTTTTAGAAAACGCTAAGGGACAAATCGATACGGTACTCAAAGGAGAGGTAGTTACCTTGACTGAAAAGCACCGCGAGTTGAATGAGCGTTTTGATGCTATGGAAATGGCTTCAAAGAAAGCATTCGAGGCTTCAACGCCTAAGACCCTTAAATCAGCACTTGATTCAATGATCAACGAAGGTGCTATCGAAGAACTAAGAAAAGGTAACACTTCACGTTCTACATTCGAAATCAAAGCTGGTGATATGACTATCGCCAACTCATTCACTGGAGTTGTAGCTGCTGAAACAGTAGTGCCACAATTCAAGTTCGACCCATCAAGAAGCGTACACATTCGCTCTCTTGTACCAATGGGATCAACTGATGCATCTGTTATCCGCTTCCCAAAAGAAAGCGCGTATGACGATGGTGCTGGTGTTGCTGCTGGTGGAACTGCTGTGGGGCAATCTGACTTCGATATCACAGCGACTTCAGTAAACGTTGAGAAACTCGGTACATTCATGAGAATTACTGAGGAGATGTTAAACGATACGCCTCAGCTTACTGCTTACCTTTCTGCACGTGTACCCGGAAAAGTATTATCTGTAGAGGATGATCAAATCCTTAACGGTACAGGCGCTAATAATCAATTAGATGGTTTCTTCACTGCTGGAAACTCAGCTGCGTTCAACGCAACAACTGCTGGATTCGCTGACGCAGTAGAAGCTGCTAACGAGTATGATGTATTGGTTGCTGCTTTAAACCAGTTGAACCTTTCAAACTACTCAGCTGATACTATCCTATTAAACCCAACTGACTTGCACAAAATCGCATTGCTTAAATCAACTGCGAATGAGTACTTACGTCAGCAGATTTATTCAGGGCTTCAGCCATCAATCTTAGGAATCCCAGTAACCGTAAACACTGCGGTAACAGCTGGCGAGTTCTTGGTTGGAAACTTGGCTCAAGCATCTCAGCTTTGGATTCGTGAGAACTTAGCGGTTGAATTCTCAAGAGAGGATTCTACAAACTTCAGAGATTACTTCGTAACGGTTCGAGTACAAGAGCGCCTTGCGCACTCAGTATATCAGCCAAACGGTGTGATCACTGGAGATTTCACAACTGCTAAAGCTGCACTTGAAACTCCATAAGACTAACGCTTAGTTAGATAATGAAAGCCCCGCCATTTGGTGGGGTT